CTGGGAACTGGCGTTCTAGGAAGTACTGGTTGTAGTGGCGGAGGAGGCGGAGGTGCTGGAGGTCCTGGAACTATAGCGGCCGGAGGACCGGGTAGATTAAGTTCTATTACTGGAAATCTAGTTGTGTATGCAAGTGGAGGAATTGATACAGTTATATCGGGAGCTGCCAATAGAGGCAATGGAGGCGGCGGTGGCAGCGGCACGCCGGGCGCAAGTGGCGGCAGCGGTATAGCTGTTATAAGAGCACAAGTAACAGCACGTTCTACAACTGGGTCTCCAATAATTACAACTGTGGGATCGTCTACTGTTTATACTTTTACAGGTAGTGGTACAATAACTTTTTAAATTATGAGCAAACAATATCCAGGTGGTTATATAACCAAACTAGCTAGTACTCCAAACATAATATCTGCTCCAGGTATTTGGACCCTAGATCAGGCTGCCCAGTATATATCTGACGATAGTTGGCCAGGACTGCCTTCAGATCCAAATTTTAATAACGTAACACTGTTGTTAAACGGCAACAACATTCAAGGCAGGTCTAACAATTGTTTTATAGACTCCTCGCCTAGTAAAATGGCTTTTACTAGGTCTGGCAATACCACTCAGGGCAGTTTTAATCCACACGGCCCGCTGTGGTCAAACTATTTTGATGGCAATAATTATATCTATTATGATGTAACTACATCAAATGCCCCTGGAACCGATAATTTTTCAGTAGAATGTTTTGTAAATGTTACAAATAATACTGAAAACAGGGGAATTTGCCAGTTCAGTGCCACCAGCACTGGTCTTCAGGGCAGTAGCAGTGCTACCTTGATGATGCAACTATATAATGGTAATTGGTGGTACCATGCTGGTAATGAGAGCAGAGGTCCCTATGGTACTGTAGTGCCAAATAGGTGGTATCACGTTATAATAACAAGATTTAATTCAACAACTTATTTAATTGTAGATGGCACCGCACTACACGCTTTTGGAGATTCTACTAATTACAGTACTGCTCGTTACGTGGCAGTAGGTGGAGGTTATGCGAGTGGGTATTTAGGCAAATGTTACATCAGTAATTTTAGGTATATAAAAGGTTTCGCACCATATATTGGTGTTTCTTATTCCAGACCAACATCACCTCTTACAAATGTTCAGGGAACTCAACTACTAACTTGTAATAGTAATAGAACCATAGATACTAGTCTTAATAACGTACCAGTAACCAGAAGTGGTACTACACTTGTTAAACGGCTAAGCCCATTTAACCCGCCTTCAAAATACGAAACTTCTAACAGTGACATTGGTTGGTCTAATTTTTTTAATATTAACACAGATCATTTGCAGATACCTTATTCATCACAATTTGCTTTTGATACCGGCGACTTTACAGTTGAGTGCTGGGTAAATTTTAATTCCAGAAGCACGACATTTTCACCTATAATAATGTTGGGTACTGGTGTTGATGCCATACCTGTTCAGCGATTAGCATCTTGGGCACTGTATGCAGATAATAGTGCTAATACATTGGTATTTAATAGATATACTCCTACCAATATAGCCGTTAGTTTTTCTTGGACGCCTGTTTTAAATCGTTGGTACCATATAGCAGTGTCTAGAAGCGGCACCAGTTTTAGAGCTTTTATAGATGGTGCACAAATAGGAACTACACAAACATCTACAACTAATTACTCTGCTGTTAATACTTCAGATCCTTTAGTTATTAGTAGATTTATTGCTTCTGGCGGAGTTGTTTATGGCTTTAACGGTTATATTAGCAATGTTAGAGTACTAAAAGGTACCGCTGTATATACCAGTAATTTTTTACCTTCCACAACACCATTAACTGCTATAACCAATACTGCTCTGTTAACCTGTAACAGCAGTACAATTGTAGATAATAGTACGAACAGTTTTTCTATAACCAGAAACGGCCTTATCCCTGTAGAAAAATTTAGTCCTTTTCACAGTTCAATAAATGAAAATACTGTCTTAACTCGCAGTGTTTATTTTAACGGTGCCTCTGTTATAACAGCTAGTAATACTGTAACAAATTTCGGAACAGGAGATTTTACAGTTGAGTGCTGGTTTCGGACTAATGTAATTGATACTAGCAGCGATACAATAATTTCTAATTATAATAATGCTAGTGGGGGTTCTATTGGAGTTTATATAAATAGAGGAACCAGTGGTGGTATACAGGTTTATCAAGGCACAGGTAATACATTGGTATTAAATGCACCAAGTGTTATTACTGCCACTAATACTTGGTATCACATTGCAGTTGCTAGATCAAGTGGGGTATCTAGGTTATTCCTTAATGGTATATTAATGACCACTGCTACAGACACCAGCAATTATGGTATAGACAATTCTGTAGTTGCCATTGGAGGGGCAAGTGTAAATGGCGTTTATGGGAGCTTTTTTCAGGGGCTAATATCTAACCTACGTGTGGTTAAAGGTACTGCTCTATACACAAATTTTACTCCGCCTACTGCACCTCTTACTGCTATTACTAATACTCAGTTGCTAACTTCTCAAAGTAACCGCTTTGTAGACAATAGCAGCAACGCTTTTACGGTCACTAGTACCGGAGATACAAGCGTTCAACCATTTAGCCAATTTGCACCCACAGCATCGTGGAATGCTACTATTAATGGCGGTAGTGCGTACTTTGATGGTAGCGGAGATTACATTTCTGCACCTGCTTCGGGTTTTGCACTACCTGGAGATTTTACGGTAGAAGCATGGGTTTATATTGCCGGTAACAGCCCTCTAGACGGTGCCAGTCAAAGAAGTGCTGTAATAGCATCTACTATGCAAACCAGCAATCCAGTTAGTGGATTTACTTTTTACATTGGTGGTAATTCAGCAATTACTGGCATATTTCTAGCTGCCGAAATGCGTGTAGGTGGAATTGTTACAGGTTATAGTACATCAGTAAGCATACCACAAGGGGTATGGAATCATATTGCTTTTGTAAGAACTGGCACAACATTAACCTATTATTTAAATGGTATAAATGTAGGTTCAAGCTCTGGTGTAAGTCAAAACATACCTGTAAATAATGCACTAACTATAGGTGGACAAACTGTTCCTTCGTATACGCGAGACTTAAATGGATATATATCAAATTTGCGTATAGTAAGCGGTACAGGAGTTTATACTGGTAACTTTACCCCACCCACTGCACTCCTTACTGCTATTACTAATACTAGTCTCCTGCTAAATTTCGCTAATGCAGGCATTTACAACGCAGTGTCTAGCAATGTTATAGAGACTGTAGGCAATGCCCAAGTAAGCACTGTACAAAGCAAGTGGGGTGGGTCGTCTATTGCATTTGACGGATCGGGTGATCGTTTAGTATCTGCTCCTTCCCCTCTTAATGTATTAGACTCTGGCAATTTTACAATTGAATTTTGGTTATACCCAAATAATACTGCATCTGCTTATAGAGCGTTAGTTTCGAGCGAAAATTATCCTTCCACAACTGGCGGATGGACTTTGTATCAAAACGGCACATCAATCGAGTTTTGGATAACAGGATCATTAATACTCGGCTCTGGATCTTTAGCAATAACCGCAAGCACTTGGCAACATCTAGCTCTTTGCCGTGCATCGGGTACATTACGTTTGTTTATAAACGGAACAAGTATTGCCTCTGTGTCAAACAGTACATCATTGACAGGTCGGCAAATTTGGATTGGAGACAATAATTCTAGCGGCGGCGGACTTTATTTTTACAACGGTTACATAGATGACCTGCGCATTACTCATGGAGTTGCCCGTTATATTACAAACTTCACTGCTCCTACACAGGCGTTTTCTAATGTAGCAAGTGGAGATCAATTTCTGTCTAATGTTGTACTGTTATTAGCTGATAACGGCACTAATAGTAGTCAGAACAACACATTTATTGATTCTAGTACTAACAACTTTACAATTACCCGCGTTGGCAACACTACACAGGGCACGTTCTCGCCGTTTAGTCAGACAGGATGGAGCAACTATTTTGACGGGACAGGAGATTATTTGAGTGTTCCAAGTAATTCGGCTATAGTAGTTGGAAGCTCTGATTTTACCGTCGAAGCATGGATCTATTTAACAACAACAGGGCCTTGGACTGGATACATTTTTGGTAAACGAGCGGGTTCAGGCTCTTTGGGAATAATACTCGGTTTTGAAGCAGCAAGTGTTCCTCGTTTATTAGCGTCAGTTGATGGTAGCAATTGGAATGTCCTCATAAACAGTAGTATTTCTGTTACTCCGCAAACGTGGACTCATATAGCGGCTACTCGCAGTGGAAATTCATGGAGACTATTCGTAAATGGTCAACAGGGAGCTACCGCTACAGTCGCAGGAACTGTAGTTGATTCTGGTGCTAACTTGACAATTGGAGCTAATGCTGCTAACGGAACAAGTGTATTTCCCAGGGGGTATATAAGCAATTTTAGATTGGTAAAAGGTACGGCTTTATACACAAGTAGTTTTATACCATCTCAGACACCATTAACCCCATTAACCCCAGTAACAAATACGGCACTATTAACCTGTCAAACAAATGTTATACAGGACAGATCTTCCAATAATTTTTCTATAACCAATAACAATAATGCTGTAATAGATCTCAACAGCCCCTTTACAGAAACGTCTTCAGAAACAGCTTTATTGTCAGAAATTGGCAGTTTATATTTTGATGGTGCCGGAGATAGCCTAATAATACAAGACAACTTAGCTTTAGAGCCTGAAAATAGTAATTTAACTTGGGAAATGTGGATTAATACCACAGTAACAGCACAGTATAGTACATTATTTAGTAGATACGCTTCTAGTTTTGGGGCAGGAAGTTGGACTTTATTATTAAACAACACCGCAAGCGCAGGAAACGTTGCTATGTGGTTTTCAGACTTTAGTGGATCTACGCCATTATTGCTATCTAGTGGAGTCAATGTGTGCGACGCAAGGTGGCACCACATAGCCGTGGTTAGAAACGGCAGTAGTTGGGTCCTTTATGTGGATGGCGTTTCTAGGGCTACTGCTACCTGGTCAGGAACTGTATCTAATATAACACCTCCTGTATTGATAGGAGCAGACTCAGTTAACGGAAGAAATTATATTGGTTATATTTCTAACCTTCGCATAGTAAAAGGTACTGCACTTTACACTGCCAACTTTATTCCGCCAACATCTTCTCTAACCGCAGTTGCAGGTACCTCACTGTTAACTTGTCAAAACAATCTTATAGTAGATAATAGTTCCAATGGTTTTAATATTACTCCAACTAGCAATGTTAGAGCTGATCCATTTAATCCCTTTACATCAAGTACTCTAGTACCCTATAATAAGTTTGCCTCCGGTGGTAGCGCATCTTTTGACGGTACCGGAGATTGGTTAAGCTCATCATTTAATCCTTCATTAAATCTGGGACTTCTTCCATTCACTTTTGAAACTTGGGTTTACCCAAATAGTGTTACTGGAATTGTTGGATTGTATGCGGTTTCTGCTGGTGCTGGTACTGTACCTAAATTTATTGTACATTTAGATGCTGGTACACCAAAAGTACATTATAATGGCCTAACAGGCGGCAGTAATATCTACAACAATGCAACTACTGCTATACCAGTCGGCAGTTGGTCACATATTGCATTTGTTAGAGCACTTGACGGTAAGTGGACTTGGTTTGTCAATGGCATACCTTCTGGAACTGGTACTAACACTACTGATATAACTTTTACTTCGCAGCCATCTTATATAGGGTATGGGGGTGAAGCAACTTTTACTCCACTCAATGGTTATTTGAGTAGTATGAGATTGTTAGCTAATACAACATTGTACACTACTGCATTTATTCCTCCCAGAAGCCCTGTTGTTTCAACAGATCTAAATACGCGACTATCAATGAATTTTACTAATGCGGGCATAGTAGACAGTTCTTGTAATACTAACATAGAAGTGTTTGATGGTGCTCACATAAGTACTGTACAGAGCAGGTGGGGCGGTAGCAGTTTGTATTTTGACAGTAGTTCAGACAGACTCTTATTTTTAAACTCTCCAGAATATTCGTTTGGTACTGGAAATTTTACTATAGAGTTTTGGTTTAATTCTCAAGACATGAGCGGCAGCACTCAAAGGGGATTTTTACAAACTTCACAGGCTGCCGGAGGATTACATGCTAGTTATACGAGTGGCATAGCTATTTATCAAGGTATAAATGGTAGTAATACCCCTACTACTGGTGGAATAGCGGCAAACGTGTTAGGTGCTGTTATTGGTAGCAGTGCTACATTTTCCCCAAATACTTGGCACCATTTAGCCTTGGTAAGATCATCTGGCGTAGTAACGCTGTATGTCAATGGTACTGCAAATGGAAGCAGCGCATCTGCTACTGTTGCTGGAGATTTACCCCACGGTAATTTGGTAATTGGTGGTTATTATAGTGCTAGCTATTTGTATCAAGGATATATAGATGACTTGCGTATTACCCGTGGAGTTGCCCGCTACACTGCGAACTTCACTCCACCTAGTGCACCCCACTACTTGAGGTAAAATAATGGCACATTTTGCTAATTTAGACAACAACAATACAGTAGTTAATGTTATAGTTGTAAATAACGAAGAACTACTAGAGGACGGTATAGAATCAGAAACCAAAGGTATTGCTTTTTGCATGTCTCTGTTTCCAGACACAAACTGGAAACAAACATCTTATAACGGCACATTTCGTAAACATTATGCAAATCCTGGATTTACATATAATAACGAATTAGACGCTTTTATACCCCCTAAACCATATAGTGATTGGATATTGGATACAAAAACGTGTACTTGGGTAGCACCGCTACCCTATCCAGATGACGGTGTATGGTATATATGGAGTACTGAACAAGCAACTTGGGTCACAGTTCAATCGTATTTTCAGGAGTGATCTGTTAAAAATACCCGGCCCACAAAGCTGGGTATTTTTTCGCTTGACCAAAGTTTGCCTTCATGATATAATAGTACCAAAATCACAGAGCACGAAAAACTCGGCTCTATATAATAGAGGAGTGCCCTATGGCTGGTCCAACAAAACTGAATCTTAAAATATATCAGGGCAGTACCTTTCGTGAGACTATTCGTTGGGAAAGTCCTGTAAAGGTTTATGCCCCAATCACCATGGTTAGTAAAAGTGCCCCCATGGTAATAACTGCACAAAATCACGGCTTACCTAATGGGTGGAGATTAAAAATCAGTGGTGTTGGGGGCATGAAAGAAGCTAATACAACGGACTGGGTATACGCTAGTGATGTTACTGCTAATACTGTTGCTATAAACAGCGCTAATTCCTTGGCATATACTACATTTACCAGCGGTGGCGTTTTAGAGTACAATCAGCCAATTGATCTAACAGGATATACTGCACGAATGCAAATCCGGGAAAAGATTACAAGTGAAACTGTACTGGAAACATTGACGACTGAAAACGGTAAAATCTTAATAGATACGTCTCAGAAAACAATCTCTCTGGTGTTAAGTGCCGAAATGACAGCGGCGTATGCATGGAAGTCAGGAGTTTACTCTCTAGAAATGGTAAAAGACGGTGTTGTTACAGGACTTATTTATGGTTCAGTATCTGTGGAACGTGAGGTAACTCGATGAAATTGAGCACAGAATTAAGAAATCAAATGTTGGCGCAATACGAATCTTTTTTAGGTCCAAGTCCTGTTATAGAGATTAGAACAGGAACTGCTCCAGCAACATGCGAAGATACTGCAACAGGCACTAATTTAGTTTCCATAACACTACCAACAGATTGGTTTACTACACCTATTACTGGCACAGTATCGAAACAAGGCACATGGTCAGCAACATCGCAAGCTCAAGGAACAGCCGGCCACTACCGATTCAGATCTAATAGTGGAATAGTGCATGAACAAGGAACCATTACCACAGCTGGTGGTGGGGGAGACTTGGAAATAGATAGTATCAATATAGCGTTAAGTCAAATTGTCCAAATAGTCACTTGGACACGAACACAAGGAGGCCAATAATGGCAGTAGTATATACAACAGCGGTAAAGAACGCCCGCTTGAACGCAGTTACAACCGCCATCGGAACCACTGGTGTTCTAGAAATTGGCACAACCGGTATGGCCTTAGTATTGGCCACCATCAACTTGGGCAATCCAGCCGCTCCTGCTGCAGCGAGTGGTGTATTGACCTTTACCATGCCTCAAAGCGACAACGCAGCTGATGCCACCGGCACAGCAGCTGAGGCCAGAATCCGTACTGCGTCGGGCGGTACTGATGTGGTAACTGGGTTGACAGTGGGCACCAGTGCTACTGACATTGTGTTAGACAATCTCTCAATTGCCACAGGTCAGCAGGTTACCATCAATAGTGCAACTATTACACACGCATAATCATGGCTGATAATCTAGGTTATACCCCCGGCAGCGGGGCAACCGTTGCCACAGAAAATTCTGGAGGGGTCCACCACCAACGCGTGTTGATGGAAACCGCTGTGGAGGGTGTTCCAACCGACGTTTCTGCTGCCTCACCCATGCCTGTTGCGTCAAGTCGCAGCGATGACTTGTTGGTGATGTTGAGCCGCATTGTCAAACTGTTGGAAAGTAATGCAACGGTTGACAGTGCACAACGTCAGCGTGTGGTTGTTGATAGTGGTGCGATTACTGCCTCTATTGCCTCCGCTCAGACCTTGGGAACCGTAACAACGGTTTCATCCGTGACCAACATGGTATCAAATGCAGGTATGGATCGCGAACAGTACATCAACATTGCAAAACAGACGTACAGTCAAGGCATACGTTCTGGTTTAACTTTCCAGTGAGGTAATAAATGCCTGCTTTAACAAAAAATACACTTTCAACTCAAGTCGACCTTCCAACATGGGAGTGGACTCGCTTTGCACCGGCTGTTTCTAGTGCACTGAGTTCTACCTGTGCGCCTGATAACATGGGGTTCCTGCGAACTGAACATGGCAGATACATCTATTATTTAATCTCTGCAACTCAATTTGTTCGATATGATACCTGGACAGATATGTTCCAGGGTTTGACTGCTCCACCCGTAGCTGGTTTTAACGTAAGCACAATGAAGTTTGCGGGAGCATATGGACCCGAGGGAAAGACTATTTCTGCTACTTCAAACACAATTACAGTTCCAGCGATTTCGATGGCGTCCATGCTGGGTTACGACATTGTGATTGTCAGCGGTACAGGTGCAGGACAACGCAGAAAGATTACTGCTGTTGCAGAACCCACAATCCATGACAGCGGTGTGGTTACAGCAATTGCTAACGCAGCTGGTGGTATCACAATAACTGATACTTTGAAAACTTGGGGTTTCAATCAGTGGGCTGGTTATACTCTACGTGTTTCCGGCAACAGTGGTGTTGGTCAGTACCGCCGTATCTTGAGCAATACTGCAACAGTGCTAACCATTGCTGATACTACCCAAATGAACATGCGGTTGAATAACCCTGCAATCTTTGCTCCTACAATTGCGAGCACGGCAGGATCCCAATCTGCATATGTTATTGAATCGCAAGCTTTAACAGTGAACTCACCTTGGACTGTGACACCAGATAGCACATCAGTGTTCCGTATTCAGTCTGGTCAGATCTTGTTGGTATCACCTAACGCAGCAACTGCAACTGCGCCTTTCGTGTTAACACAGCTGTATGATATCTTGACCGATACTTGGTATGTACTACCAACAATGACCAACACCCTGTTGGCTGCTGCCACCGACTTGGCACTAGAGCGTATGAGTGAAAACGCTTCTCTTTGGGAACGAGGTACAGCAACAGGTGGTACAACTACTACGTTGATCGATACTACACAAGGTGTAGATCACGCAGCTTGGAGTGTCAATCAATGGGCCGGTTACTGGGTATACATTGAATCTGGAACAGGTGTCGGTCAGATCCGTCAAGTACTGAGCAACACTGCTACCACTTTGACTTGGGCAACTGCTGGCACAGCTCCTGATGATACTTCTCAATACTTGATTTTGGGCTTTGATGCAGGCACTGCAACAAGCGCTACTTCTACAACCCTAACAGACAGTACAGTAGCTTGGCCTGTAAACCGTTGGTCAAATTACGCTGTGCGTATCTTGTCAGGCACTGGTGCGGGTCAAGTTGTGGCTATTGCAAGCAACACTGCTACAGCCTTGACAATTGTTGGTAACTGGGGAGTAACTCCTGACAGTACGTCTGTGTATGCCATTCAAGGTGACCCAGACAAGTTTTACCTATTTGCCGGTGGTATTGCTGGTACGCCAATCTTAAATTACAGCTCTCAAACCCAAACTTTTGGTCGTCAGCAAGATTGGGGTATTGCCAGAAATGCCGCAGCAACTGTGGGTGGATATCAGCCTGTTGCAATTGCTTCACTTGCTAATGCAACAACCACGGCAACGGTTACAACTGCACATCCTCATCAATTCAAGGTTGGTGAATTAGTTACGGTCCGCGGTGCAACAGACGCAAACTTTAACGTAACCAACGTTGCAATTGCCACTGTACCTTCAGCGACTACGTTTACTTATACAATGGCAGGAACTCCTGCTGCAACTACAATTCCTGGTGCTCAGTCTACTACAACACTCACAGACGGTTCTAAGAGTTGGACAGTTAACCAGTGGGCGGGTTTTACCTGCCACATGTACGCAGCAACTCCAACTGCTGCATCTGGTTCAACTACAGGTCAAGTATTGCGAATTGTAAGTAACACTGCCACAACCTTAACATTTGCTGTAGCAGGTACCGCACCCACAAACGGTATTAGTCGATACTCTATCTGCACTAGTTCAGCAATTGGAGCAACTGACTCTGGTGTTGCAACGGGTACACACAGCACAACAACACTGCAAGATACCAACAAAACTTGGGCTGTAAACATTCATGCCGGTAAGAGAGCTCGTATCTTAACAGGTCCTGGCGGTCCAGCCGAGGCTATTATTAGTAGCAATACAGCTAATACTTTGACATTCTCAGCTGCACTGGGTGCTGCACCTGTGAGCGCTCAAACGGGTTACGCAATCATTGAACCTACTGTAAGAGGTCTTGGTACTACAGCAAATTGGGCGTTTGGTACTAGTGTTCCAGCCCTCCGTGGTCGGTACACGTACATTACTCGTGGCGGTGGTACTGCTGGCTTCGATCGTTGGGACGTTACCACAGATCGTGTTAACTTGATGACCACTTCGCCACTTACAGAAACACTGACGACCGGTACTATGGCAGCGTATGATGGCAGAGATCGCATCTACTTCCACAAAGACAACACTCAACGTGTTTATAGCTTAAACGTAGTAACTGCAAACGTTAATGGTGCTTCAATGTATCCGTATGTTGCTCCTACAGCAATCATTGGCAACCGTATGGAGATTATTACAACAAAAGACGGCTTGAAGTACATCTGGCTCAACCGAGCATCTTTTGCAGAGTGCTTCCGTTGCTTGGCTTTCTGGTAAGGGAGGTTGTATGTTATTACAAGACATTATACAAATCCTTAATAACAGGTTGGAGTCCTTGAAAGCTAAAAAGAACATAGCGATCGCCTCCGGAGAACTGGAACAGGTCTACAATTTAGAACTTGAAATTTCCGAAACAACTTCTACATTAGATCAACTCAAGACATTGATGGTGTAATATATGTTGCTAACCCTGCTCCAATCCGGCGGGGCAGGTCCTGGGTTTGTCTCTGGCAATCTCATAGCTTCAGAAACTGGTTTAGACTCTTGCGTCATAACAGGAGTACTACCAGTTTCTGGTAGTCTGGCCTCCTCAGAGACCGGCAATGATATATCTTCCACAACTGGTAAGTTGACAGTACGTGGTAACTTAAACACTTCAGAAACCGGAAGCGATAGTTTTGCAGGAGCCAGTTCGGCACCTAGCGGTATAACCGGTAGTTTGACAGCCAGCGAGACTGGTACGGACACAGCAGTTTTAACAGCCAAAGCACTGGTTCGTGGCTCACTAGCGGTCAGCGAAACTGGTACGGACACAGCAGTTTTAACAGCCAAAGTACTGGTTCGTGGTTCACTAGCAGTCAGTGAGACTGGGTCTGACGTATCAAGTAGCTCTGGCAAAGTATTGGTAAAAGGTTCTCTGGCTCGTAGTGAGAGTGGAACTGATACTTTTAGTGCTACTAGTACTGCACCAAGTGCCCGAACTGGTACTCTACAAGCCGCAGAAACTGGTACAGATACTACAACAATCGTTGCTAAAAACATAGTACGTGGCTCATTAGCAGTCAGTGAAACTGGTACAGATACCTCTGCCCTAACAGGTAAGTTGGTAACACGTGGTAGCCTGAGTGTTAGTGAAACTGGAACGGATACCTCAACCTCAACGGGTAAGGTGGTCGTAAAAGGCTCACTCAGCCGTAGCGAAAACCCAGACACTACAGCTATTTCCGGCAAGGTATTGGTAAGGGGGTCACTGTCCGGCAGCGAGGGTTCAGACACTGCCCTCTTGGTAGGTAAAGTACTAGTACAAGGAACCACTGGCCTACAGGAAATAGGATTCGATAGTGCTCAAGGCATAGCAAAACTCAGAGTGTTGGGTACCTTGGGCAGCACAGAGTCTGGTTCTGATTCTGCCAATATTATAGCAAAACTAGTTAATAGAGGTAGTTTTGCAAGCAGTGAAACTGGGCTTGATACTGCCGAGGTCGTAGCAAAATTAGTCAACAGGGCTAATTCTTCACAAGTTATTGACTTCTTGTACAGCTCTGCAGCTGCTACTATTGTGAGCGGTAACAGTACCAATGTAATACCAATAACGGGATTTGCTAGTGCGTTAAGAATTGCACTGGCCTTGAAAGGTAATGATACATTTGTACAGAGTATTGACAGTACTACATTTATACAAAATATTGACAGTACTACAGTTATACAAAATATTGACAGTACTACATTTATACAAAATATTGACAGTACTACATTTATTGCTTACTCTGTATCCGATCCTATATTTATTACCTCTGAAGAGGTTGGGATTACTGTTTACGAGTAAGAGGAATATTATATGCTAGAATTTGCAGCTAGTGGATTATTGGGCAGTTTATTTGGCGGATTGTTCCGTTTAGCCCCAGAAATACTGAAGTTTTTTGATCGCAAAGATGACCGCAAACACGAACTGAGTATGTATGGCCTACAAATTGACTTGGAAAAGACAAAAGGTCAGGTCAAGATTGAAGAAAAGTACATAGACTACGGCATTGCCAACACTCAGGCTATTCAGAGTGCTTTTGAGAGTCAGGCCAAAGAGGCTTCCAACAGCTATCGCTGGGTAGCCGCACTGAGTGCTCTAGTCCGGCCAATGGTAACTTATGTACTATTTGGTATGTATGTGACATTTAAGATAATCGTTATCTCTTACGCAATGCAAAACGGTGCCAACTGGATTGACATTGCAAACAAGCACTGGACACCAGACGACTTTGCAATGTTGAACATGATACTCACATTCTGGTTTTTGGGCCGCAGTATTGAAAAGCGTAGTGGGTCATGACCCAAGAAGCCGTCAAACTGTGTACAGATGCCCTCTTACATCCCTTTGAGGGCTATCACAAACGTCTAGCAAATGGTGATTGTGAAAGCTATCCCGACCCAGCCAGTCCACTGGCTCGGGGTAAGTTTTCAAAGGTTGAAGTAGCAAATATGACACCTGACCAGCTGCTCAAAGCTGGGCACCCTTGGACTATTGGTTGGGGCATTACTGGCTCAGACATTGTGCCTGGACTGGTGTGGACGCGCCAGCAGGCAGATGAGCGATTTGAAAGAATGCTAAGCAAATTTGTGAATGGGGCTGTCAGCCTCAGCCCCAACCTGTTAAATGAACCGCCCAGAAGGTTGGCGGCAATCATTAGTTTTTGTTATAACTGTGGCTTAGGTAACTACAGAATTAGCACTCTGCGTAAGAGGGTCAATCAAGGCGACTGGTGGGGTGCTTATCACGAAATACAAAAATGGAATAAAGCGCAAGGTATTGTGTTAAATGGATTAACGCGCCGCCGCCTAGCAGAAGGCAAGTTTCTTCTCTAGGTATTCTTCAACCAACCTTCAAAATCTATGGCAAATTCAAGTGGCAAGAAAGCTCGCAGAGCAGCAAGTGAGGCCCCTAAATCCGAGTTCTTGACGAGAACAGGATTTAAGGAGGTAAAACCACTAAATTATATACAGGAAACGTATTTAAATGCTATAAAAACCAATGAGATTGTCTTTGGTATTGGAAGTGCAGGCACAGGCAAAACCTATGTGGCTGCAAGCTATGCTGCAAGTGAACTCTTTCACCGTCGCGTGGAAAAGATCATTTTAACCAGACCCAACGTAGAAACAGGCAGAGGTTTGGGGTTTTTACCAGGTACACTGGAAGAAAAATACGAACCGTACCTAGATCCCTTTGATCAGGTGTTTCAACGGTCGTTGGGCAGTGGTTTTTACGAGTATGCTTTGAAGAGCAAAGCCATTGAACCACGTCCACTGGGATTTATGAGAGGTGCTACTTTTGATAATGCCATTGTGTTAGTAGATGAGGCTCAGAACGCCACAAAAACCGAGTTCAAAATGTTATTGAGTAGAATCGGTCGGAACACAAAAATGATTATCAGTGGCGATCATGAACAGAGTGATATTGGTAACGACAGTGGCCTAACAGACGCAGTTACCAGACTAGAGGGTATAACCGGCATTGAAGTGGTCCGTTTCTTGGACAGCGACATTGTACGAAGCAAAATGTGTAAAGCCATCATCATGGCATATAAGAATTGAGGAGACCATGGCCAAAGAACTGTGTCCAAATATTAATTTGAGCAACTACTTGGCAGCGGTTCAGTACGCCAACTATGGGGCGGAGACGGTGGTCAGTCTTGGGCCAAAGCTAAGCGAGATCAAATAGTAAGGGCTCGCGAAAACAACTAAGAGGTGATTTATGCCAGATCCAACAAGTTATTTAACTGCTAAGGTCGCATCAATGATAGGCGGACTTTTTGGCGGATTTGCAATCTTAACCTTCATCAGACCTAAAACTATTGGTGAAGCATTTATGAGAGGCGGAATGAGTGTTGGAAGTGCCATAGTATTTGCACAGCCCCTACTAGAAGTGCTTGATTTGTCCAACAATTGGGAAACTCAGATGATGGGTGGGTTCTGTGTAGGCTTTCTATCCTATACAGTATTAGGAATGATAGCGAACTTCTTGCGAAAAAATCAAAACAAAGACATTGTACAAGCTGCAAAAGACGTTAAAGACGTCATAAAATGAAAAAAGCCCCTCAACTTGTGTTGAGGGGCTTTTTTCATTTTTTCTCTGGCTTTTCTGACTTCTCCGGCAGCTGTTCTTTTGCCTGCTCTTGAAGTTTACGAGTCAGTGGATTAGCTACTTTAGCTGGTAATTCTTGTAATCCTGCCAAAATAATATTAGCTTCTTGCTCTGTTACCTTAAATGTTAATTCCATATTTCCTCTTTTATTTTATGGGGCAAGCACCTGTAGTGCAGTCGTCTTGTACGATCTCATCAAAACTGTTGGCATTGTTGATATCAACGGGCAATAGGTTTTGAATGTACTCTTGATAGGTTTGTTCGTCTACTACTTCCTGTGGTAAATAGAGATAGCCTAAGTCTTTGGCAGTCTTTGTAGGGTCACTACGGAATAAGAAGCTTACCCCTACATAGCAATCCCAATTGTTTAATAGCCAGTTCTTAATACCCTCAACTTCGCTTGGATCGTAGCTGATAGTTACCGACGTATTTTGCTGAGTCCAGC